TTCCAATCCAAGAAAAATCAGGAACTTCATTTATTTCATTGACCCATTTTGGAAAAGTGGGTATCTCCTCTCTAACTTTATCAATAGCCTCACATATTGCCTCTATCTCGCCATCATAATATTTTGGTTCAGGAAGATTTTGAATCTTCTCCTCTATGAGATTTAATTGTTCATCATAGTATTTTACTTCAGGAAGGTTTTTAACCTCTTCTCTTACTAAATCAATTTGTTCACATATTGCTTCTACTTCTGTATCGTAATATTTTACTTCAGGAACTTCAGGAATATTATTTTTTAATTGTTCTAAATTTTCTGATAATTCCTGTAATTCACTATCATAAGATTTTATTTCTGGAACATCAGGAATACTATCTCTAACATCATTAACTAGACGAACAATCTCAGTGAGATCCATCGTCTCAGTTATAGGTTCCTCTATTTTCTCCTCTACAATTAATTCTTGTTTTTCTTCTTCTACAAATTCCTCTACTGAGGGTAATTCTTCCTCTTTTAAAAACTCATCTACGGAAGGAAGTTCCTCTGGATTCTCTGAAAAATCATCAATAGACGGCAAATTTTTATTATTGTCTTCCGACATACTATTAGTACAAGCGATATTGGTACTTCGGGATTTCTCTCCCTCAATCTATTTATCGACTTCAGGAAGTCCAGTTTTTATAAGTTTAGCAAGTTCTGCTGTTGATCCAACAAACAGAGCATTATTAACAGTTGATGGCCCTTTGGTAACTTGTTCTTCATTAACATCTTTTAATTTTTTCTGAAGATCCATAAGTTTATCAGTAGCATCAGAAACACTTTTAATCAATTGTCCAGCAACTTCATATGCTCTGGGCATTTCACTTTCTTGAGCAAGTTCAAGAATTCCGTCAATTGCTTCTTGTCCTTTTTCAATGATAGAATATAAATTGCCTCTTGTATACTCATAGTCTCTTGTAACATCATCTTTAATTATTCTATCAGGTTTTTGTTCAGGTGTAATTCCAACTGTTTCGGTTTTAACAATTTCAGACTCAGGTTCTGATATATTAAAAGTTTTATCTAGTTTTTTCATATCAATGACCCATCAAATCCAAAATCATCACCAATCTCTATCAAATCATTAGTGGTGGTTGTAATTAGATTTATACCAGCACCAGTAACATGTGCTGTTGGAGTTGTTCCGTCCTCTCCCCTTCTAACTATTAATTTATTACCACTCTTCTTATCAACAAACATTGATTCACTATCAATAATAACGAATGTATTTTCTGCAATACCAGATGCATCTGCAACATCAAATACCGTCGTATCTGCTGCGATATCAGTTCCTAACGTGGTTGTAACATTAGCATCATACGCTTTTGTGGCACGAGGAACAACAGAGTAAGTAATATCTCTTGATGGAGTTTTTGTAGATCCACCAGCAATGTATCCAATGGTTGATTTTTTGATAAGATCTTTGGATCCCTCTGCCCTTGATCCAACAGGGCCAAATAGATATGTTTTTGCTGTAAATCTGAAGGTATATATTAATGCTCTTCTTGTTGTAAAATCTCCCTCATAATCATCCTCCATTGTTATATTTTCTATCACAACTGGAATATCCCTTTTCTCTCCTATGGTGCTTACAAGGTCAACAGATAAATTAAATGCTGGTTGAAAATATGGAACAATTTGTTCTACAATTTGCAACATATCATCATTTAACTTTGTAAGAACTGTTAATTCAAAGGACATATTATAAGGAACTGGCATGAATGTTTTTCTAATTGCAGTCGCTACACCCACTGTTTCTGATTTAAAAGTTTGTGTGGTTGTGACTTTTCTTGATCCATCATACTGTAAACCAACAAATTCAAACGACATTCTTGGTAATGTTACTTGAACTGGTTTATTAAGATCAGGTGATTGTTGCAATCTTGCTAAAAACTTTTGTGTTGGCCCATATGCAAGAGGCACTTTAATTACACTCGCAACATTATCATCAGAATCTTCATGTTTGATTTCTATCCCATTAAAAAGGGTTCCGAATCCGATGATCGTTCTTCTTAATATTTCGTGATAGTAATATTCAAACATTGTTATAGACCTGTTAGTTTATATTTATGGTGTTCCAAAAGGATTAGACTCTGAGAAATCTAATATCGCATCTGCTTCAGTTTCTATTGATAAGTTATCAGGGTATTTATTAACTGTGTTATCAGTCTCTTCAATTTTAAGTTGATAAACTGCACCGCTTTCAGCACCCTCGATATTTTCACCCATTACAAAATCTCCAGTAGAATTAGATATTACTAGTTCACCAGAAACTGCATTCCATGTTTTAACAATAGCAGTGATACCACTAGAGGATCCTGTTACTGTTTCATTATCTATGAATGTTCCCTCTCCAAGCATATATGGCGAACCAATCGTGATCGTAGGATTAACAGTATATCCTGCACCAGCATTAGTTACAAATATATTGGAAATCGTTCCACCAGAACTTACAACCGCAATAGCAGTTGCAGTTGTCCCAATACCTGGTGAACTAAACGTAACAGCAGGTGCTGTGGTATATCCAGATCCACCACCTGATATGGTTACAATTCCAACAACGTTATCAGATATTCTTGTTGTTGCGGCTGCACCAACTCCATTACCATCATCAGGTTGTAATATAACAATACCAGGATTTACAGTGTAACCAAAACCAGGATTAGTAACGTAAATACCTTGAACTTTTTCTCCTATTTCAGTTCCATCACAATTTACTAATCCAGACATCAAGGTAGCAATACCAGCAGCAGTGCCATTAACAGATGGCGAAGATGATATGGCTACGGTAGGAGCAGATGTATACCTTTCACCCCTATTTGTAACTATAATTTGATTTACACCACCCTCTGCCACAACACCAGCAAAGGCAGTTGCTGTGGTTCCAGCAGCAACTAAAGTGAGAGTTCTAAGATTAGCTTCAATATCAAACGTATCATCAATCTCTTCAATTCCAGTATCAATAATTTCATCTTGAGATCTGAAGAGTTGACACTGAAGAGTGTAAATATAATTTTTTCTTAATTGATAAAAAGGTTTTTCATGTTCTACGAATTTAATTTCAAATAACCTATCACCTAATGGAAAATAAATTAAATCACCCTCTTTTGGTCTGGTGGATAATTCTATATTGGGAATATTTTTGATTAAAGGACTGATATAATTTTCAAATCTTTCTTTAGAAATAGTTAAAGTTATTTCATTCTCTGCCTGAACTCCAAATTTTGATAGTATAACTGAATTATCATTATACCCATCAAAGTTTTCCATATACGCTTCAATCGGATATGCATCATCAAATTTAGATTCTATGACCTCTCTAATCACAGTATTAGTTTTTGCATACTGTCGAGGTAGATAATGAACTTCTACGCCATAAATTTTAAGTTGCTCATTAATTAGATCTTGGACTAAACTTTGTTCTCCAGAGGATCCTTGTAGAAAATAGGGATTTAATGCCATGTGTCTACCCTATGAAGTCAAGAGGTGGTAACTCATAAGTATTTGACATCATCTCTGCTATGGTATCTAATTCTTTTTGACCATCCTCATATATTTCTCTACCGTTTAACTCCACTCCTCCAGGTAATTTTACACCTTGGAATTTAATTAAATTTTGACCCCATTGTTTTTTAATTAAAGCAGTAAGATAACGTTTTAAAAATGTATCATTCCACACTCTGGAATAATCATTTGCGTCAATTGTTCTAAAACATTCCATGACTATAAAATTACCAGCTGTTGTATTTTCCCAATCAATATCTAAATATAATCTATCTTGTCTTTGATTAAATCTTATATGTTTTTCTGTTGTTAATAAAAAATCTATATCAGACAAATAAGTTTGAGTCATGGCATAACTTAAAAGACCATTATATCCAAGATTAAAAGCAACGTCATTTAAAAACAATTGATATTTAATACTAAACATATTGTTCGATATACTATTACTACCATCAAATCTAAAAACTTTTTCTACTCCAATAACTGATGGTGGAACTTGAATATAATTACTGTTCTCAAACCAATTAAATTCTACAGTGGCACCGTCAATTGTAGAAGTTGCAGTGGTGGTTGTTATACCTGTTACTCCAGATTCTGTTGGACCTTTTCCTCTATCAATGTCTGCTTGTGTTATTTCATATTTTAAGTAAGTTCTAATAACACCATCAAAATGTCTCTCATAAAAATATTGAAGAGCATCATCCACAAGATCATCAATTTGTTCATCAGCAACATTGATCTCCAACACAGGAGCACCTAGTTTTCTTTTGCAATATGCAATTAATTCTTGTCTACTAGCAGGTTGTGCCATCTATTTACTATTCCTGTGAAAGTATTTATGATGGTGCGGAAGACACACCAGCATTAACTATGACTGATCCCTTAACAACTTTATAAACTGTTAGTCCAGATCCAACATTAACATCATAAACATACCTTCCCTCCTCTAAATTTCTAGTGCTTGTTGATCCTAAAGATATCTTTAATTTACCGCCAGCTGCACTGGTAAATCCAACTGTAAACGTGGCATCAGCAGGCCCACTAGATCCTATGGCAACGCTTTTTACCATCTGAGACGATCCAGTATAATCAGTAAAATTAAATGCTGTCCCGTTTGGATTTTTTACTGTGAATGTATTACTAAAATTTGCTCCACCATTAATGGCAATATTAGATTCAAAAGGAGTTCCTGATTCTAGGTCAAATGTTATATTTTGATTAGCCATTTACTAACTCCTTGAGTAAAGATTTAATTTCTTGAATTTCATTTTTCATTCTGGATAAATCATCCTCAATGGTATTTACCTTTTCGCTTTCTTTCATTCTCTTATCTTTTCCTGACATATACTCATGATATTGAGTTTTATCTTTATTAACTATAGAATTTGTATTGGTGTCCCTATACAAACCACTATGATTTTCAACTTTTAAATATGTCATGTTAAGCGAGTGCAAGAACTCTTAGATTTTTAACTCTTGGAACATAAACTTGATTTGTTGATGTTCCAATTAATTTAATTCTATAGAATTTAAATGATGGTAAATTATCTATTGTGAAGGTATATTCTTTGAAGTTTAAGTTCGTAGATACTACCTCTTGATTTGTTTCTTTTGTAATAGAAACATCAGATTTTCCATCATTATTTGCTGGATCAATAACCTCTCCTCTTTCGTTAATATTATCAAAGCCTGGAAAAGGAACAAATATAGGATCACTTAAAGTAGAGTTACTAATTGAATAGAATGCTCTAATATTTGCATCTGGAGATAGATAAACATCCGCTATAATTTTTATAGATGTTGCAGAATTTTCTAATTGGAATTCTTTAGAAAGATATTGGAAGGCATTTGGATCATCAAAAGCACTTTTAACTCTGTTATCAGAGGCAAAACTACCAACTCCTACAGGACTATCAACTCTATTTGATATTAAAACTGCACTCATTCTTTGAGTGTCAATAACTGGAGAAATTCTAGAATTAACTGTTTGAAGATTTACCTTCATATTTAATGATTTATTTCCAGGTAAAGCACTTAATTTATTATCTTCATTAACTTTAGATGCAACAATACGTGGTGTGCTTAGATAATTATTTTGATTGATGGTAACAGGTTCAAATCCTTGTTGAATATATGGAATTTCATTTCCATCCAAACTTACTCCGCTAACAGTATTTACCTCAGTTATGATATTTGTACCAGGAACTGTGGTATTTTGAATTGTTGGTTTAATTATCTCAAAAGGAATATTTTGAGTTGCTAATGCATTATTACCACCAGCTGACTTAGTTTCCCCTGCATACAAAATTGGGAAACTCTCACCAGTTGATCTACCTATACCATTAGCACCCATATCTAATTTGATATTATAAGAATCAAAAGTAATTGGATTGGAAGTTATTCCTGCTAAATTATGAGTCTTATTGATCCTTCTTAAAGAAATACCACTAAATTCATATTTTGTAACTGGAGTTCCTGCCAAGTAATTTTTAGCAACTGTAGAATCTATAGATCTAGTGGTTATGCCAATAGTTGTTCCATCCGCACTTTCATAAGAAATAATTTCATCACCAATTAATAAGAATCCATGATTTGTGGTTCCCACTCCCACATTTTCAAATTTGTCAAAGTTAGTTGCACTATCAACTGTTATATTTCCAGTTGTAGAAACATCTAAATCATTAGAAAGTTTTGTAGGAATAATATCAGTTTTAACATGAGATAGAGTTACCATATTATCTTCAAAATACATTCCATGATTTTTATGATTCACGATTAATTCTAAACCATTAGTATTAATTTCTATATCAGAGATGGTTACATTTCCACCAACAGAACTATTTAAATCTGTGGTTAAACCTGAACTATTAATAAATTTAACGGTGTTACCAGCACCAGTTACAAAATCACCTTGTACATTATCAATAATTAATTGATTGGTATTTGCGATTGAAACTAATGATAATCTAGCATTTAATCCTAAATTATTAAGACCAATTGTTCCTATTCCTAAAACATCACCTGGAACATATCCAGATCCACCAGTTACGATTGTAGCACCAACAGCCACTCCATTTTGAATTGTAATATCAGCAGTTGCATTATTACCAGCAGAGGTGATATTAATTAGAGGAACTTCTGGGAATGTAACTCCACCAGCTGATGGAGTAAACCCAATACCAGCATTGATAATATTTAAAGTTCCTGTTGCAATTCCAGCATTAGCAACATATATACCAGTGGCATTACTACCATGTTGTAAAACTGTATTTCCAAAGGCTAAATCAGTATCTTGTAAAGTTGATCCAATTCCAACCTTAATTTTTCTAGAGGTTACATTTATTGGATCAGGTAATAATTTTGCAATTTGATGATTACCTTGAGATAACTCTGGATTATATAACTCAAAATTTCCTTGAGTAATAAAATCAGCTCTATATAAAGTAAATTTTAAATCTTCCCATTGACTTGGTTCCCAAGTTGATCCATTTTGAGATTTAAATAATGATCCAAGATAAGGTTGATTTGATACAAATGATTGAGTTTGAAGATCAACCTCTCCAACTCTAGAAATGTAAGCACCGTATTTTGTAGAATCTGATAAAAGAACTATCGCATACTCTATAGTACCTTCCAAATATATTGGAGATTTAAACGTAAATGTTGTTGATAATGATGAGTCATTAGAAACATTTACTTCAGATGGTGATAAACTAACCTCAGAGAAAGGAAGAACTTTTCTTGTAGGAACTCCACCCTGCATTGTTCTTATCTGCATAGTAACAGGAAGATCATTATCATCCTTCGTTGCAAAGAAAACATCACAACTTGTTACGAACACACCAGTTGTTTCTTCAACTTGGAATGATTGAGACAATGGATCTCTAAATCTCCATGTTCTGGAGAATGTTTGAGCTTCTCCAGTGACTGATCCTACAATTGCTCCTTGAACTCTTCTCTCTTCAGATACTTCTTGTAAAGCTATCTGGGCATTTCTAACAGAAACTATATCTTCTTGAATTGTTTCTAAAATACCAACTGCAGAGTAATCTTTGGTCGCTACCGTTGTTGCATCATTTTGATCATTATTAATGCTATTTGTTAATGTAAATACTTTATCACCAGTTTCAAATTTAGGGAAATTTGATATATTTGGATTGGGGATAAACAAACTTCCAAGTATGTTGGAACTAATATCAGAAACTAATCTAACTTCAGATATAACTGCTAAAGCACCACTAGTCTCACCCGTTAATATCATATCCTTCTCAATCCATCCAAAATATGTTCCTTCTGGTTGATTAGCAAGGGAGAAAGTATCTACGTTTATAGTTGTTGATGTAGAAGAGTAAGACGCAGGAACAACCTCAGAAACATATGGACTTTGACCATATGTTTTAGTTGCACTATTATATGGACCTTCTAAATGATTTGATTGAGCAACTCTAAATCTTATTGATGGATTAGCATCATCATTACTTATTGGTAAAATTCCTAACGGTCTAGTTGTTCCAGTCACCCTTTCTCCAACTTGGAAAGTTCCAGAAACCATTGATATTTCAATCAATTTTGGAATACAATATCTAGTAACATCAATACCATCTAAGAAAGCATATAACCTAGTGGATGGTTTAACTCTATTACCAACAAATTGAACATTTCTAGATCTTACAAATGATACAAGATCCCTACTGATAAGACGATCCCCTTGAGAGGTCATATCAAATTGTTCCGTAACCACAGCTCGAGTTCCAGTTCTTCTCTCTCGTCTATCTTCAACTGTCGTTGTTACTAATTCTCTTACTCCTTGTTCTGTTCTAAAGTTTCCACTTTCAGTTGTGTTACTAGATAAAATATCCCACCTTGTATCATTTCTAGTTTCTCCACTCCAAAAAGTTTCCCAAGAATTCCATAAAATAGATCCAAAACCATCTTGTGGATCAACTCCAAATTGATCTGCTAAATCTTGAACTTGTTGATTGAAATTGCCTTCAACATTTATAACATTAGCCTCAAGTCTTTCAATATCAACCCAACCATCGGATGCAGGAGTTAAATCAATATTACCTTGCCAAAAACTTAATATAAAGGGAGTTACACTTTCTGTTCTTGTAGCATTTGGTTGTTTTAAAAATTCAACTTCATCGTAATTTAATGTAATAATATCACCAGTTTTTTTGATATTAGATCCTTGTGGTATTGCAAAATTTAAATCTCGTCCCGCAGTAATATTTTCAACTGGACCTAGTTGTAAATCAACAGAGGTAGTATAATGTTTTGGTCTTAATTCATTGAATAAAATATCAATACTATTCTTATATGAGGTTAAATTGGATTGAGATAAGAAAGATGTAAAATTATCAACAAAAAATCCAGATTTAAATCTGTTTATACCTGATGAATCTGGTAAAAACAAACTAGATGTGTTTAATTCTAGTAAAGAGAGTGTGGTGTAATATTCTAAAGATTTAATTCTATTTTCCAGTCCTCTAATATCTTGCATTCTATATCTCTTATATTCCAAAAGATCTAAAGAGATATTTGAAGTATCATAAACGTATGGTGGTAAAAATGCAGTCGCAACTTTTAAAGCATCATCAACAGTAATTGGTTCTTCAGGTCTATCTGATGGTTCTCCAAATTTAACTTGAAGAGTTCCATTTTTTGTTAAGTAGATAGTATCAATTCTACCAAGATAGTAAGAAAAATCTGTTAAAATAGTTTCATCAGATGCTAAAATATTAGCAGCAGAATTACCTGATGCATTAAATGTTCTGCCAAAAAATTCTAGAGGGGATCTAGTATCAACTGATACAACATATTCTGAAACTCTTGGTCTTATATCAAGAATATCAGTATTTCTGATATTGTTGACTGTTGATATTTCTGTTGTGTAATTGAAATTTGAATAAGAATCAACAGTTGTTATGTCACCATCATCTGTTGATTGATAAGTTCCATTAGCAAAATATATTTTTAACTTTTTGGTTGGTGCGTTAGTTTTTGGTTCTCTAACAATTGATGAATGATTATAAGAATCCTCTTTTTGTCCATTTTCATATTTAAAAGATGATGTAATATCAATACTAGGAGTGTCGATAGTCACAATAACGGCTTCAATATTGGATTCTTCAAATACTACAGTTTCACCCTCTTTGAAATTAATTTGATTCTCATCGATGAAAGATATTTTAAAATCAGTTACATTTTCTGCTAAAACTGCACATGCTTGAGTTGTTTTACCTTTTATTTTTTCACCTATTACTAAATCAGATGTTTTACCTGTAACACCAGTTAATGATCTTAATACTAAGGTTGGAGCAGAAGGATCTGATGTATTTGTTGATTCATAAATTTTATAGACTGTAAAAACATCAGGAACATTTAAAGAAATTTGCTCATCTTGGACTCTAGTTCCAAAAGGAAAATTACCAAAAGTTAAACCATCATTTAAAGTTGTTGTTGTTAAACCAGATGCAGAATTGGTTGATTTATCAACCAATAAAGTATTAACTCTATTTTGAAGTTTTACCTTTGCTTTTGGTTTTTGTTTCTTTAAAGTTGTTATTAATGTTGCATCATCATTACCACCTAATCCAAAAATTTCTAATCTGTTTGATGCAGTATTAATTTGAACTTTATCACTAGTTAAAACTTCAGTTGTTCCATCACTTCTAATTAAAGAGTATCTTGATGGAGTGAAAGGTAAGAAAGTTTCATTAGTTCCTGTCTCAACAGCCGTTGATAATTGATTAGCGTTAATATTAACACTTTGAGTTTTTTTAATTACTAAAGAGGCATCGGTTAAATCTACGTTAGATATATTAGATTTTGATAATTTTGTAAAGAAAGATAGA